TTAGGCTCCCTATTTCACGTTCGGCGTCAGTTTCGCCCACAGCGTTTTTGACACGTCCGGCATTTTCCCGCTGCCGCAAGTTCCTGCGTCGAAAGGCCATCCGTGACGCATAAAAAACCGCATCGGAAGCGTGGTGACGGTGCTGTTTGCCCACCTATCAAAAGTGTTTGTCGTTTCTCCAATATCAATAACCCACTCAGCACTCTGAAGCCTGACCCTATACAAGCGGCTATTCTTTTTGAAAGAACCACGGAAAATGCAGTTTCGCCAATTTGTGCCGTAACCAACTGGAGAAAATTTATTTCTGCGCATCCATGTTTTTACGCTAGATTTATTCATAAAGTCAGTCTCCGTAATACGGCGGTTACGCCGAACCATCCGATCCACCGGACTGTCCGCAAGCGTTGCTTGCGTCCAGCCGGTGATCTAGCACGTTATGCATCACTCCGCCCGAAGTACGCACAGTGGTCTTTCAGTTCGTTCTTGCGCGAAATGAACCCACCGCACGGTTCGGGTGCGCTTCGTCCAATCCAATACATTGAGGCCGGAAGCTGCGGCATCTTCCACGGGTATTTGCATCGCCCATCACCGGATGGGTGGAGTTTCCCGGCATCGGTTCTCTTCCAATCGGCATGTTTGCAGTTCAGACAGTTCTTCATTTCTGATCCTCCGATGCATAACCCTGCGTTCCAGCGGAGGCTGCGCCATGAAGCGGCGCACCCCCGCTGAACTCCACGTTAGGCGGCACATCACCAGATGCTTGCGCCAATATCCCGCCCGGTGCGTAAAACTCCTCGAACTCTCCGTCCCACCGGACAAAAGATCGGGTGCCATCGTGCATCGCCCAATGGCTGTTGCAGCGCGTACAGCCGACCTTCCGTGCTCCGAGGTTCAGCACACGTTCAACAACGTAGCGGTGTCCGAATACCGCGCAAATCAATCGTTCGAGCATCTATCAACCCTCCTCGCCTAACTCGGCGTTCGAGCGGGACGCTGCGCCAGCAAGCCGGCTCGCGCCCCTCACCTCGCCGTTAGAGCGCATGAGCTTCTTCACCGCCTTGGCCTTGTCGTCCTTGCGGAAATCGACGCCCAGATGGTTGAACCGCACACCGTCATTCACCATATCTAGGTCGTTTGCCCACGCGGCAAGCAGCCGACCAACTTCCTTCGGAATCCGCTTGTCAGGCCCAACCTGCTCGTCCAGGCGATGCAGGAACACCATCACCGTGTTGCTCAGGTGTTGCAGCGCCTTGCGCTGCTTCGCCGCATCGCGCTTCTGCTTTTTGCAGTCGGCGCAGTCGTGTCCTACACAGCCAATCAATTTAGGTTTCGTCATGCTTTCTCCTTGTTTGCCTTGCCCTCTAACACGTTGTTCGAGCGCGACCCTTCGGCCGCAAGCGGCCTCGGGCCGCTCAACTCAGCGTTAGAGGGCAGCATGTTCGACCGCCCTCGCAAATGCCGCCGTGCTTTCCGGCGACTTCGTTTCCCGCTCGTACTCGTTCCACGGCACGATCCGGTAGAGCCCTGTCACTACCCACCGCTGGAACGCCACAAGGTCTTTTCGCGCCTTGTTGAACACCATCGGGTAGGGCGCTATCCCGCGCTCCGTCATCCGGTGGAACCGCCGCCAAATCCTGTCCCATGTCTCGGATTTGTCGTAGCCGCATAGCATGTAGGCCATCAGGTGCTTTGGCGGAACGCCTGCCGCTTCGAGAAGATCAACCCCCTTGAAGAAAATCTCTTCGTCCTTCAGGTTGTCCCATGCCGTGTAAAGCCGGCGCTCTTGAAACTTGGTGTCCCGGTACTCAATCGTCGCCAGTGCCTCCGCCGCTTCCTCGTCAATCAACCGGACGTTGATGCCCTGGCTCATGCAAACCCGGAACTTGCCTTCGCGTATCTCGGCGATCCGTGCCCGCCAATCCGGGTTGCCAAAAAAATCGTTGTCGAGCAAGTGCAGTTTCTTCGGGTGCGGCTTGCCCCGCCAAATCTCTGCAATCGTGTTTGTGCTGCGTGGCTTGCCTTCCTTCTTCGGCACCACGCAGAACTTACAGGCCAGCCGGCACCCGCGCTGCGTGAAGCCAATTGAGTAATCCACGTCGGAATAGTCAGCGTAGTCGTGGTGTTCGTACTCGCCGCCGATCAAGTCCTCTACCGTGTGCGCAAATGGCGTACCGCTACCGCCGACTAGTGCTTCCGGCCATTGCCGCTGGAACCGCATCAGCCTGTCCTGCGAAAATCCGAAGATCGCCGAGGCATACACCTTGTCGTAGGCCGGCTCAAACAGGTCGCGCTCAATCTGGCGTGTCAGCGTCACGCTGTCACCCTTGGCGCGGTGCCAATGGGCGAGCTTCATCAGCGCCAAGTTAGGCAGTGCGCCGTCAAGTTGCGTGAGTCGAACTGTAGCCATTTCGAGCCTAGCCCTCTAACAAGTCATTCCAGCCGACCGCCTACCGGCGGCGGCTGAATTCGTTCGTTAGCCGTCACCACTGTATCCGCAGTATATCTATCTCGTTGTCAATCTGCGATATCCGCAGTCTGCACCAAGCGGCTACGTCGTGATTGCCGGATGCCTTAGCGCTGTGCAGGTCGATAGCGTTTGCATAGCGAAGGAATATAAGCCAGTAAAGATATAGGCGGTTCATTTCAGCCTCCGATCCACGGTAATCTCGGCAACCTGACGGATTCTATTCTCGACCACGGTATGCAGCCAGCCGCCGAGTACGCCGGTCTGAGCGCGATTAAGTAAGCACGCTTGCCGGATGATCTCGGCAAGATCGCCAGCCGGATCAGCGTACCAGTCTTCAACGAATTGATGATGCTGGTTCTTCACGGCGATATCCACGCGTATGAACGACATTTCAAGCTCAATTGCCCGTTCGCGTTCCTCCGCCGCGTCTAGGCCGCGCTGGTACTCGTTTTCGTCCTCGCGTAGCTGTCTGGTTTCTGGATGTGTCATTTTGCACGCTCCTTTAGCATTGCGTCAGCTTGGCGGTACGCGAATTCAGCACGCAAGTCATATGTGTCAAAATCCGTGTCTGCGCAAGCCGCAACGGCCAGCATCGCCTTCGCCGCGAAGTAATCGCGCAGACTCATACCGCGATATTCGAGATTCACCATTTCATCGGCAACGCTTCTGCATGGCGATGGGAATGCTTGACCACCAGTATCCTTGCTCATATAACCGCCTTTCCGCCCAATGCGGGAATGTTTAAATCCCCTTCGCTCGGATCGCCGCTGATACTGCCAGCCATAGCCGCCTTGCATTCATCCTTGCACTTCGTCAGCACGTCAAGCATGGCCTCGTCGCCGTCCGTCTTGGCACGCTTTGCGGCTGGTACGAATGCGGCCTTAAGCTGCGCTTCGGACTTGGCGGAGCGCATGGCATCTAGGGCGGCGTCGTAGTCGTAGGTCTTAACAGGCAACGGATTCACGATAAACGGCTTCTTGTTTCCCCTTGTAACCGTAAGAGCCATCGTCATCGTGGCTTCAATACTGCTCATGTGGCTTATGCGGATTCCGCCGACTTCCATGCCGCCCCATTTTACTTTCGGATCGCAATACAGGGTAAGTGATCGCCCCACATACTGCGAGGAATCAGGCCCCCATGCAGTAACCAGTACGCGACACATTGACTTGCACGGCTTGTACGGCTTGCCGTGGTCGTTTTCGTATGAAATTGATACTGGCTGTTCTTGTCCGCCGCGCACCGTTATGCCCGTGATCTTGATTGTCATCGGCCCTGACAGAAGATCGTCCGCATTCAACTGGTCTGATTTCGGAATTATCGCTTGCTTCATGTCGCCGCTCATTAGTAAATCTCCTGAATGATCTTGCGTTCAGTCGGAATCAATCGCTTGTCGGATGCCATGACAGATTCAAACACGGTTTGTTTTTCGGTAATCCTCTTTTCAAATCCAGTCGCCGCCTCAAGAATGGCGGTCTGTATCTTCTCGTCAGGATAGACGCGAACCGTAACCATAGGCAAGCCACCACAATATGAGACAAGATCGCACCACTTACGCTCACTCACCATCAAGCCGGTCTGTACCTGAATCATGAAGTCAGGGTCAATTGAGTCATACGGTACATAATCAACCAAAGTCCTGATCTGCCACTTCTGCGAACGTGATTTGCACTCGATTACCCCATCTTCACCGACAAGCGCATCAGGAGAATACCCGATAGTAAATCCCCACTTGTCATTAGTGATGAAACCGCATTCTTTGACGGGGCTGTATGTCTTCGCGTACATGGCGCGGGCGGTAATCTCGTCGTCCATCCCGCGCAGCATGTCATCGCTTACATAGCGCGGCTCAACGTAGCCTGTAATCCGCTGCGCCAGTAGCTCATAAAGATGGCTGCGTTCCTTCTCGTTCGATGCGGCCTTGAGTGTCGGCGTAACGATCAGGTGCATTTCGCTGGCAGTCAGTAGGCCGCATCGAGCAGCAAGCCATTCTTCGGAGCCTTGGACTAGCTCCTTGTGGTAAGTGAGCATTACAGTTGCCCCATGTCGTCAATGGCAATGTCAATCCGTGCAAGTGCGTATGCCCAAGGGCCGTTATCGTTCGCAGCTTCAATTGCTGCCAATTCGCGCACTAGCTTAAGTGTTTCGATGATGCTCAGTTTGGCATCAAGATAGCTCATTTCACTCTCCGAGGTAATAGCCAGCCATGAAGCTGACGATGCAGAACAGTATAACTTAGTCGATTTGCAGCATCATTCCTTTCCGATAAATTGCAGCACAGGATGCGCCACAAGTTTCTTAGCCTCGTCCCACGCTAGGCCACGCCAGCGCACATTGTCCAGCCGCTTCACGAAGCGGAAATTAGCGGCGTACTCGGTGTAATCCTTCTCGCCGCGTTTAAACTGGCGGACGGGAGTCGGCTCTAGCTGTTCGAAAATCAGGCAGTGCATGACAGTCCTTCTGTAGTTGTATGCGCCGGTTACGCTCTCCGGCCCACATCAAAAGCACGGTTGCGCCGTGGTGTGTCGCAGCATGTTAATCTGCACTGGAGCCTTTTCAGGACAAGCAGAGTGGCGTCGCCTATAACATGCTATCCAGTCGCAGGTCAGAATTGCGCCGGACAGTTCAAGCATGGCACAAGAAAAGAGTTGTGTCAACTGTAATTTTCTATTGACAACTCGATTATTGCATGCCATCATTAAAACATGAGCGATCTAAATAAAATCATTCGGCAAGAGAGCGCCAAGCGCGATCTACAAATAAAGCGGTGGTTAAAAAGCGGCATTAGCAAGGCCGAGATAGCCCGCAGGCTTGGAATTAGTAGGCAGCGTGTTTATGTTTTATGCTTGAGGTTGCAATGTTCAGAAACACTTTGAGTCGTATCGGATTGCTTGGGAGAAGTATGAGGGGTAACTCAAAAGTCAGCGGCGCCGGCACGGCGTCTGCTGGACTGCCGGGTTAGCCGGCAAGGAGGACAGATGAAGCCAAAGACGATTAAGTTGGGCCACGGAGAGCGGGTTGTTGCCGTTGTTCCAGAGCGACGCAACGGCCCCGGATGGAGCAATTCGCCGGTATGGGTTTTCGTCGCAACAAATGACGGCTGCCTTCGGGAAGAGTGCATCCAACCGGACGAGCGGACACCGCAAATGCACGCGCTGTTTCACGCTGGAGAGGCGATGTGCGTGGCATTGATGGGCGCGGTTCCGCAGCGTCGGGTTAAGGAGGCTAACGCAAAAGTGAGGGGGCCGGAGGCGGC